CGCAGCCTGTCGCTCCTGCGCAGCCTGTCGTTGCTCCGCAGCCGGTCGTTCCTCCGCAGCCTGTCGTTGCTCCGCAGCCGGTCGTCCCTGCGATGTCGGCCGCTCAAGCCGCAGTCGCCGCTGCTCAAAGTGCAGTGCAGGCCGCGCAATCAAAGCTAACCAGCACGGCCCCGAGCGCCCGCGCAGGCGGAACCGGAGACATCGCATCGGGCGTTTCTGATTGCGTCAGAATCCTCGGCGAAATCAAAACGCGACTCGACCCCACCAACATCAAATGAGTGTTTCCTACTTCCTCGCCTCCGGCCAATCCGCGTTCACCGGCGTCGCCGTCACCGTCGGCCCGCAGGAATGGCTCGCCCCCTTCGCCGGGCAAAACGCCCGCGTGCTGTTTCGCCAGGCTTTCCAGCAGGACATCGCCACCTGGTCGCCGATCTCACTCGATACCGCTCACCCGTCAGCAACCACCTACCTGCTCGTGCGCGAAGACGACTTCTCGGCCATCGGCGGCGGGCAGCACCGCTGGAACCGTTACTACGCCTGCACGCCTCCCCAGCGCACAGAATACACGACCTATGCCGCGCAGTTCCCTGGCTGGTTTGGCCTGCGCGATCCAATCAATGCCACCTCGCCGGCCAAGGTCACGTATGACTACTTCCTCGTGGGCTCGGTGCCCACTCTCTCGGCCGAGTCGCGCGTCGTGGATTCAGGTGGTCTCGATCAGCCGCTGCTCTCGGGAGTCCTCCTGAATAACGGCGGCGGCGTCCTGCTCACCACGACCCCGAGCACCACGACCTACAAGGGCTTCGTGACCTCCGACGCCACCGCTTCGTCCTTCTCCGTGACCGCCGAGCCGCAGACCCTCGCGCGCTGGGAGGGCAACTTCTACGAACGGCGCACCATTCAAGTGAAGGCAAAGTGACGCCGTGAAGATCGAGAAGCTCACATCCGTGCCGGCCGCCTTCGAGGGCATCGCCGAGAAGGTCAACGAAGTCATCGCCGCGCATCCGCCGCTGAAGGCCGGCGAGAACGTCACGATCACGCAGTCGGAGGAGCATACGCTGATTTCCGCAAAGCTCACGGCGGGCGAATCCATTGACCGGATACTTGCCTCCGGGCGCACGTTTTTTTCCTACTCGACCGGCGGAACGTCTGTCACGGTGAGCCCTGGAGTCATCAACAACGTCGTCTATGCCGGCGGCACCTTCACCGCGAGCAACGGGGACGACCTTTACATCGACGCCACGGTTGACGCGGCCGGCACCGTGACAGCTTTGACGGTTTCCATCGCCGCCTCGGTCCCGAGTAGCACTACTACGCATGCTTATACCGCTCTTGCCACTGTCGCCGTGGCCGGTGGGATTGCCACGGTCACGCCGGTTGCGTGGAATTACTCGCAGGTTCAACGCTGCGGCACCGGGTCAACCTACTACTGGGGCGGTTTTGGCGCATGAGTGCGGGCAACAGTATTATTGGAGACTGCCCGGACTGCTGCTCATGTCCCGTGCCGACTACGCAATCAGACAGCGTAAGCGCGAGCAAAACGAAAAGCGGATTTACCGAGGCAATCGGATTTGAAAGCACGCCGCCGAAACGGTATCTTACCGCTACAGGCTCGGGAATACAGGCAAAGCAGCTCGGTCTGCTTGGTTTAAGATTAGTGACCGAAGCATATACCGGATCACTCACACTTGACATTGACGAATCTCCTTCCGGTTCTGCCAAGTCGATTGCACAGGAAAGCTGCGATGACACAGGCGGCAGTTACACCTGCGCGTCAACCGCAGTAAACTGCGCAACCCCCGGCATCCTCGACGCCAACGCAATTGCAAACTTGTTTGCCAATACGGCCAAGGCCCACAGCGCAACCGAGGTTTATTCCACCGGATATAATTGCGGTGACGTCCTCTGGATTACCCTGTCCAATGAATACACCACCTCGGCACTGGTAACGAACACCAACGCGGCGCTTCCCGCGTTTCCCGACACATGGGGCGGCACCGCCGGAAGCTATCTTGCCACTTCGGCCGACGAGGAAACCGTAGCCGCTAGGAAAAACCGATACCGGCATCGCTTTCCATTACCGAACAACGGTCTCGGTTCCTGTTTTCGCGCAACTTGGGTCGAGCGATTTATCCCCGAGGCCGGCGTTGGCATTGATTCAATCGACATCATATCACGCGGCGTTTATCGACCTGCGGTCACGGCAACCGGAGGCGGCGGCACGGGATGCCTTCTCGTCGCGGTAATGTCACCAGGCGGCGGGGTTTCATCCGTGCGCGTGCTAAATCCCGGTAGCGGCTACACCTCTGCCCCGACCGTCGCCGTTGCGGTCGGGATAAACGGCGGCACCACCTCAACCGGATGGACCGCCAGCCTATCCGACGGGCGAGTCGTTTCCGTTTCCGGCGGCAGTCCCGGCAACTACCAACCCACGTTTTCGCTCACCTTTGGCGGCGGATCGGGAGCAAGCGGCACCTTCGACATGGATGAGACCGGCGGGCTCACCTCTTTTACATTGACCGCCTCCGGGTCCGGTTACACCGCGCTTCCTACCAGCCCGGTTCCGTCGCCAACTGCGAAATGCGCGGGCGCGACCGGCGGGACGATTCATTTGCACCTCGGCACCGAGACCGAGAAATGCGCAGAATGGGACGGCACCACGCTCGCCGGCAAATGGTGCGTGCGCGACATCACCGGATCGGGCCACGCACTGACCTCAATCGAAGTTGTCCATGGCGGAATCTACCTGCCCACTGTCAGCTTTTCCGGCGGCGACGGCACGGGCGCGGCGGCCTATGTTTCCGGCTTTTCGACATCCGGCGCGGTCACGGCCATCACCGTCACCTCTGGCGGCAGCGGATACACCGCTCCGCCCACCGTGACCATCACCCGTCGCGGCTCCGGCGGCAGTGTGACTGCCGCAACCGCCACAGCGTCAATCACAGGGGATGCCGTCAGCTCCGTGAGCGTATCGACCGGCGGCGCTTACCTCCCGACCCTTGCCATCACAGGCGGAGGCGGCAGCGGTGCAACCGCTACCGTAGCCTTTGACTCAGGAAACCTCGGCAAGCTCGCCACCGTCTCACTTACCTCTGCCGGCTCTGGGTTTAAACAGAATCCTACGCTGACCCTTAGCTACTATGGGACCGAGACGGTTCTGCTTGCCGCGCACTTCGGCACGGAAACGGAATACGTTGACGGCGCGCAGCCGGTTGGGGCGATTCCGCTCGGCTATGTGCCCGGCGTGGTCCGCACGTATCCAGTGCTCGGCGACACCGGGACCGCACCATGGAAATACTACCAGCTTTCGGTTCCTTCTTCGGACGGAACCACGCTGACCGATAATCTTCTCGGGTTCTGCGACTGCGCCGATTGCCCGTGAGCCCCGGCGTTTACATCGTTCGCGCCGACATTTGCGACGCCTGCCCGACCCCCTGCGCGCGGCAAACCGACCCCAGCCACTACGGCGATCCCTGCGTTGCCTGTCCCGCCACCCCTCCGCGCTGGGGCGCGTTTGGCAAATGCGCGCCCGGCACGCGGCCCGTGCAAATACTCGCCAAGCCCGCCAGCCTGCGCGGCCTCGGCGACTTGGTTGCCGTCGTCGCGGACCCCATCGGCCGGGCGTTGAGGCTCAATAAGTCAAAATGCGGCTGCCGGTCGCGTCAGGAGTGGTTGAATCGGGCGGTCCCATTTGCGCGTCAGGATTCCGCGCCATAAACAGCGCCCGCCCCCGGTCGTATCGGTTCTCGTCATTGTTGCGCCGATAGGTCTCATCCCATTCCGCCTTCCCGAAGAACGGGTGCGCGTGGTCGAAGACCAGCGACGCGCGCCGGTCAATCACCACGCCGTCAGCCCATGCGCGGTGCGAGAACTCGTTGTCGGAAAACACCGACTCGTAACCCTCGAAAAACAGCTCCCCCTGCGCCTGCAGCCGCGCCCGGTTCAGGATGGCCATGCAGAGCAGCGAGTCCTTGCGCGCGCCGTCCGACACCGCCAGCACCGCCGGCCCGGTCACGCCCTCGAACGCGTCCAAGATCGCCCGGTCCCAGCCGGCCGGCGGCGTCCAGTCGTCCGACAGCTGCACGAGGATGTCTCCGCGCGCCATCCGCGCCGCTGCATTCCAGGCCCGCACGCAAGAGCCCGGCTCGACCACGACGTGCTGGAACTGCCGCGCCAGCTCTCGGCTCGCCTGATAGTCTTCGTCCACGGCCATGATGTATTCGATTAGCCACGGATTTTCGGCCGCGTTCATCCACCGCTCACGGCACTCCCAGGCTTTCTGTGCCCGGCCGCGCGTCGCATGGAGCAAGGTGATTTCCGCCGGGCTTTCCTCGAAAGGAGTGATTCCGTTCAACCGCTCGCACCGCTCCAACAGGTCCGCGCCATGCCAGCCATACCACTTTGCCTCGAACGTCCAAGGCCGGCGCTGGTCCGGCGGAATCGGAATCGCCACCATCCGCCGCGCCAGCTCAAGCGCCCGCATCGGCTCACCGGCTTCAAGCGACGCCAGCACGGCACCGGCCAAGGGTTCGCGCAGCTGCGGCATCTCGACGATGCCGCGGGCAAACCAGTTCAGCGCGTCCTTCGGCTTCTTCGCCAGCCGGCCCATGTTCATCAGAATCTCAAAGCGGAAAGTCTCATGGAGGTTCGGCCAATCCAGCGCGAGCAAGCCGAACTCCCGCGCCTTCTCTTCCGAGCGCGCGTAGAAGTGTTCCTGGTGGACGTAGAACAGCTGCGAGCCGCCGTCGCGCAAGGCATTCGAGAGAATGCGCAGGTTGCGGTCGTGACTGCGCGGCTTCACCGCGAGCGGCGAGTGAACCCAGACTGGAGCGTCGACGGAGATCCGCTTGTCGCCCTCGCGCGTCACGAGGTTCTCGTGGACCGGAAATTGCCAGCGCCGCCCCGCCTCGAACAGGCTGCGCCGGATGCACCGCTCGCGCCATGGTGCCTTGTTCGTGCCGGGCACGTCATAGGTGAAGAGCAGGAGATCGGCCTCGGCGCTTCCGCACGCCTCCAGAATCGCGCGAGGCTCGCCGCGCAGGGTATCGTCGGCGTCCGCCCAGAAGATCCAGTCGCCCGTGGCCAACTCGAAAGCCTGGTTGCGCGCCGCGGCGAAGTTATCGACGTGCTTCCACTCGCTCGCGCTCGCGGCGTTCCGGTAGATGCCGATCTGCAGCTCGACGCCGAGTTCGCGGGCGAGGTCGTGGACGAGGTCCATCGTGGTGTCCGGCTCCTGCGCGCCGATGGCGCGAACGACGCACAGCTCGTGGAACGAACCGGCAAAAGACCGGAGGCAGCGCTCGATATGCGCGGCCTCGTTTCCGACTATCATGGCGAGGGAGACTTTGGGCATTCTCGCCGCGAGCCGTAAAAGTTGACGAAACGCGCGCTTACATGGCGCTTGCAAACCCCTTCATCGGCCTCGACTCGGCCACCTTAACCACGCTCAAAACGCAGGCTGTCGCGGCGCTCTCGGCGATCCTGACCAACCAGAGCTACTCCCTGAACGGCCGAAGCGTCACCCGCGCCAATCTCGCCGAGGTGAAGGACATGGTCGGGCAGGTGCAAGCCGCGCTCGACATCGCGAACGGCAACACCGCCGAGGTCACCTTCGTTCAATTCAACAGCCCGAACACTTGGTAATATGGAGCGCCCCGACATCGCCAGCATCGTTAAGAACCAGAACGCCTTCGAGCGCGCCCTCGGCGTGATCGCCCCGAGCTGGGCAACGCAGCGCCTCCGCTCCAAGATCGAGAAGCATCTTTTCGAGTATCAGGCCGCGCAGGCCAATCGCCTCTTCTCGCCGAAGACCTACGAGGTTCCGGCCGAGAGTTCGCGCACCACCCGCGAGCGGCACACGATGATGTTCGAGGCCCGCGACCTCATCGCCAACTTCTCGGTGCTCGCTGGCGTGCCGGAAAAGTTCGCGCTCAACTGCACCCCGAACGAATGGAGCCCGGCGACCGGCTCTCGCGAGTATGACAAGACCGTCGCCGACTACTTCCACAACTGGTGCAAGAAGGCCGACGTCACCGGCCGTCACAGCTTCCGGCAGCTGGTCGGCATGGCGCTGCAGATGCGGCCGGTCGACGGAGATTGCGGCTTCGCGATTCGCAAGACCGCCGACGGCATCCGCCTGCAACTCGTGCCCGCCGACCTCATCGGCAACCCGAGCGAGGTGGTGCTTTATGACAACTACGTGGACGGCATCGTCGTTGACGACTTCGGAAAGCCCGTTGCCTACCGCGTTTTCAAGCGCGACCGCAACGGCTCCTACTACGACCCCGAGGACGTCGCCGCCCGCGCGTTCGTCCACTACTTCGACCCATTCCGCGCCGACCAGTATCGCGGCGTGACCGAGTTCCACGCCGTCATCAACACGGCCCGCATGCTCAAAGGCATCCTCGACGCCGAGCAGGTTGGCGTGCGCTTCGCCAGCCAGCAGGCCGCTCTGGTCTTCAACGAGCGCGGCTCGGCCTCGCCCCGCCAAGCCTTCGCGCCGATGCCTTCCGCCACGCTGGAGAACGGGCAACAGCGCAAGGACGAGCTGTCGGACGTGGGCATGATCAAGTATTTCAATACGAGCGACAAGGTGGAGGTCATGCCCTCCCGCCCGTCGTCGGCCTTCACCGGGTTCGTGGAGCATCTCATGGATGAGATCGCGATGGGTCTCGGCGTGCCGCGCGGCGTGCTCTTCGGAACGCAGGGCTACAAGGGCCCGAACGTGCGCGCCGAGTTCGCCCAGGCTGACCGCGTCTGGGACCGTCACCGTGGCGTCCTCTCCGACAAGGTGCTCGACCCGATCAAAAACGACGTCCTGCTCATCGCCATCGCGAACGGCGAGATCCCGCCGCCCCCGGCGCAGGAGGGCGAGACCGCCGTTGACGCCCTACGCCGCGCCCTTCGTGGCGAGTGGCGCTGGCCGGCCCGCATGTCCATCGACGTCGGCCGCGAGTCCACGGCCAACCTCAACGAGAACCGCCAAGGCATCAAATCTGGCCAGCAGATCGCCGCCGAGAACGGCTACGATTACGAGGCAACCCTCGAACAGCTCGCCATCGAGGCCGCCAAGGTATCGGAGCTCGCCGCCCGCTACGGCGTGCCCGAGACCGCCATTCGCCTGACCACCTCTTCGCTGCCTTCCACGCCGGCCGCCGCCGCAGCCGCAGGCGAGAACGTAGCCGCGTCGGCAACCGAGGCCACCGACGGCACCGGCTCCGATGTTTCCGGTCTGCCTGTTGGCGAATCGGTAAACGGCGTCGAGACCTTCCCCGATGTCAGCGCCGAGATCGCGCCGCTGAACGGCGCCCAGATCGAGGCCATCATCTCCATCGTCGAGCGCATCCGCGCCGGAGACCTGACCGCCGATGCCGCCGCCCTGCTCATGATCAGCGCAGGCATGACGAAGGAGGCTGCGCAGAGCGTGGCCAGCAGCGTGGCGGGAATGCCAAGGCTCGCACCAAAGCTGGCCCGCAGCTCGGCGCTTCGGTGGTTCTCCGCGCAGAAGCGGATCAAGCTCCAGGTCGATACCCAGCCCACGCAAGAGATGGCCGCCGAGGCCGAGCGTGGTCTGGCGTGGCGCGCCGAATACAACCGAGGCGGCACCGAAGTCGGCGTGGCCCGCGCTCGCGACATCGCCAACCGCCGCAACCTCTCGCCCGACACCATCGGCCGCATGGTCTCCTACTTCGCGCGACACGAGGTGGACAAGCAGGGCGAAGGATGGAGCGAAGACCAAGATGGCTATCCCTCCGCCGGCCGCATCGCTTGGGCGCTCTGGGGTGGTGACGCCGGGCGCGCGTGGGCGGAGCGCAAGCAGGCTGAGCTGACCCGCGATTCCTCGCTCTCCGACTTGCTCAACCCTCGCTCGGCTCGCGCCGCTCGCGCTTCCCGCCTCGCGTCCAAGGTCGAGAAAACGGCGACTTTACGAGCCGCCCTTGGTGAGCAGGCCGCCTCTGCCGAACGCATCACCGCAGCATTCTCACGCCTCGCACAATGATCCTCGACACCGACCTCCTCCTCGTCGCCGAACGTCTCGGCTGCGCCCTTGATCGTCTCGAAAAAATCGAGACCGACCTGCAAACGCAGGCCCTTCCCATCCAGGGTGCCGCCGCCGCGCAGGCTTCCGCCCTCACCGCGCTTGAGGCCGCGTTGGCTGGCGTGAAGGCGCTCAACCAGCACGTTCTCGGCAACGACCTCGGCGCGCTATCCGCCCGCGTGGACGAGGCCAGCAAGCAGGTCGAGGCCGAGATCCTGCGCATCGACCACGCCCTCGGCGCGACCGCCGACAAGATCGAGGCCAAGATCGAGGCCACCCGCGCCGAGCTCGCCGCTGCAACGGCGACCCGCCACGAGTTGAGCGCCGCCCGCGAGGCGCAGGCCGAGAAGATCGAGACCGCCCGTCGCGAGTTCTCCGCTTCGCTCTCCAACCTGCGCGCCGAGTTTGCCGAGACGGTGAAGAAGTTCGCGACCCCCACCACGCTCAACCCGCGCGGCGAGTGGATCGACGGCACCACCTACGCCCGCCTCGATGTCGTGACCGTTGCCGGCTCGTCATTCGTCTCGCTCCAGGATAACAACCGCGAGAAACCCGGTGCGCGCGGTTCGACCGCTTGGCAGCTCTTGGCTCGCCGTGGTGGCGCGGGCGCTGGTGGAGCTGGTGCGCAGGTAGGTTTCCCGCTCAACTTCCGCTCCCTCACCTTCGCCTCGACGATCGACGTCGGCTTCAACGATGAGGTGAACTTCCGCACCGTCGCGGTGACCGGCAATCTCACCTTCACCGGCTCCGGCTACCAAGCCGGCCGGATGTTCTCGGTGCGGCTGGTCTGCGATTCGACCGCCCGCAACCTCACCTTTCCGAGCGGCTGGGTTTTCCTTGGCGTCGAGCCTTCCGCGATGACCGCGAGCAAGACCGCCGTGCTTTCGCTCTTCTGCTACGGATCGGCCGAAGCCGACGTGGTGGCCGCCTACGCTGAGAGTCTCTAAGCCATGTTCCAGACCTTAATCGACCCGGCTTTTCTCGCCTTTGAGAACGGCGGCACGCCGGTGCTCGACCTCAACTTCGCGGCCACGAAGGCGCTCGACTCGCGCATCACCTTCACGCGCGCGAGCGCTGGCACCTTCGTCGATTCGACTGGCACGCTACAGACCGCTTCCTCCGGCCAGGCCCGCTTCACGCATGACCCGGTCACGCTGCGTTCGCTGGGCCTCATGATTGAAGGAAGCAGAACCAATCTGCTGCTGAACTCCGCGACGCTTTCCACGCAGAACGTCACAACCACGGCGGCGGCGCACACGCTGCATTTCACCGGAACGGGCACCATCACCCTCACCGGCACCTCGACGGCCGGCCCGCTTGTCGGCACCGGCACCGGCGAAGCAAACCGAGTTTCCCTCACGTTCACCCCGACCGCCGGCACTTTAACGCTCACGGTCTCCGGCACCGTTACCAATGCGCAGCTTGAGGTCGGAGGGTTTGCTACATCCTACATTCCCACGACGGGAGCAACCGTGCAGCGCGCCGCCGACGTTTGCGAAATCACCGGCACTAACTTTTCCTCTTGGTATAATCCCAATCAGGGGACGTTTGTGGCCGAGTTTATATCAAACGGAGGCACGCTGCCGCGTGTGTTCGAAGTAACTGGAATTACAAAGCGGCTGGTTCTTGGGTTCCCCAATATTTCATGGGACAATAACGGCTTCCCCGCCAATACCTCGGTAAACGGGGTTGGCCTTATAAACCGAGTTGCCGCCAGCTACTCCGCGATGATTGGGGCGATTTCGGCCAATGGAAACGCCGTCGTGACTGCTGCTATTACAAACACCACGGCTGCGACGGGTATCCGTATTGGCGATAGCGCG